GCTGTTCACCCGTTCGCCAGTTACCAAAAGTTGCAAAATAATTTCCGTCTAGCTCATTGATAACATACCAACCGCTACGCTCATTGCCTTTGTCTGGTCTAACACCAGGCGCAGATTGAACGGGTACTCTTGTTACCTGTCCTGTTAAGTCTAATGAATTGACGAACAACCCTTGGTTATTCATCTCGCGTATTAAATCATCCGTGCTGTTGCCTTGACTGGCAAAAGCAAAGTTATCATCAATGACTAAGCCTTTCTCTCCATACCATTTAGTCAGTTCCATCTCTTAATGTTCTCTCCAATTGTCCTGTTTCTGCTTGATGGTTGGCCCAGTTGAGATATTCTCTAATAGCCTTACCAAATAACAGTTCTCTTTTTTCTCTATCCCATTCGTGCATAACATAAGAACCTGTGTCCTTCGCTATCTTGAGATAGATGTCTTTCGTTTGTTTAATAGCGTAATCTAAGCCCTCGTTGCTCATCTGCGCTACATTCTTGAGTTGTTCACCTTTCTTTAATTTATCTAGGTGATCCATGCTACAAGCTCCTAACCATATGTAATCCTTACCATAAACAAAACCCTTCGCTGGCGCTCTACAATAAGCGCACAGCGATGGTTTACTTACTAATGGATTAAAAAGGGATCTTGTCGCCAAGATCTTCTTCTACTTTCGGAGGTGTTGGCGCACTTGCCTCTACCTTCTTACCCTCTGCTGGTTGCCAGTTGCTACCAAACTTAGAGTCGATCTCTGGATAGTTGTTTTCGTTTAGCTTTAACATACAACTAACTGTCTTACCATTAAGCTCGTTAGTGTCTTTTAAAGTTCCAGTAATGCCAGCTGCTTTTGCAAGACCCGCCATTTCCTTCATACCAAAACCAACATATTTAGGATTGTCATGCGCAACAGTTACAGTAAAACCTGTTTGTAATCCTGTTCCCGCAATCCTAAAGTTAAGTTGCATACCCATCCAACCATTCTGACCCGATCTTAATTCTTCATTAGTATTCACATACTCAAGATCATATCTTCCTGGTTTTATTTCCGTTTGTTGTTCGACAACTTCCACATCGCCGAAAAAATTACTTATATCCATATTGATACCCTTTATATCTATATATTAATTAACCTGGATCGTAAGAATCATAATCAGATAAGTATTTGATTAAATCCTCACAATCCGCCTGCATTGAAATAAGCCAATGTAATCCGTCAGTAGGTAAAGAGTTGTCCTCTGGATTGATAGAATCTATATGTTTATTCAAGATCATATCAAACAGTTTTAAGGTTCTCTTTACTCTAGCAACTTCTCCTAATCGGCTCATTTCAACATTTCCTCTCTTATGGTTGCCCAATCGAAAGGCATTTCACTAGGCAAGCCATATCTGTTCTTGGCCATATAGCCAGGTGCTTGCTCAGTAAAAATAGTTCTGTCGCCAGCAACAGTCTTGGTAGTCATACCCATCTTGCCTTTGACTTGTACAGTTCCAACTTTGTAGTTGGCAAAAAAGACTGCATCGCTATGTTCTACTAATAAGTCAGCAGCTTTACGATGTAGTTTGATTTCATGTCGATCATGTGGATCATTAGATGGGTCTTCATATCTGCGAATCTGATTGTGTGCAATCTGTATCACAGTCATAGACTTTTCATCTCTAAGTCTGTTGAGAACCTCAACATACTCTTTCCACTTATCAAGAGCTGCTACATAACCTTTACCATAGGCAGGCGTATCTATTTGCGCCCAACCATTTTCTTTACAGACATGATCCCATAGCAAGGTTTCCAACCAGTCTAATGAATCAATACAAGCAACACGAAATTCGTGATCTTCTGTCAATAAAGAGGTTAGATTGTTCATAAACTCTACATAAGTTTTTGCTACTGGAAAGTGATCGCACTCAATCTTTCCAATACCATCTTCAGATTGAATAATAATCACTCCTTCAGAATTTGACCAAGTGCTATCTACTGGATATGCCAACTTTGGATCGTCTGCTTGTTTGCCTTCTACCCATTGGTCATATGTAACATTGTTAGCAATTACATTGCCTTCAGAGTCACGAACAATTGATTTACCCATACCCGCAGCAAACGATGTTTTACCAATACCACCTGGACCATAGATAACTAGTCGTGGTGGTTTGATCTTACCTTTCTTTTGTATTGCGGCTAGACTCATTCAACCACCTCAACTTTAGAATCATCACCTTCAACAGCTTCTTTCAAAGCATTGCTGTAATGTCTTCCAAGTATCTCTAACTTCTCAACTTCAAAGTTAGCGTTAGCAATCACATCTTGTCTTTGTTTATTAACAAGCGTGACTTTGTTATATAGAATCTTATTTTCATCTGATAAGTCTTCTACTTTGTATTCTTTACCATCCTCATCAAAGGTAAAGGTTAGTTCATTTTTTTCTTCAGTCATATTTCTCTCCTAAAGTATTTTTATATGCATCACAATGATCTTTCGCATTACAAAACTTACAAGTTTCTTTGCTTGGATTAAATTGTGGGTTTTCTTCAAAACAAGCCTCGGCTGCTGGTTTCAAAACTTCAAATCCCCAGTTGACTAGATTAGTAGCCGTAGTGGAGCTTGATCGGATAATGCCATCTTTATGCCAACCTCTTGGTTGAACGATGGTCATAATAACTTCTATGTCCTCGTCTTTATAACGAGAGCTGTATCTTGATAATGCACCAAGTGCATAAATTTTTAACTGTCCGTTGTCATGCGCATCAACTGCCCATTTACCAGATTTAAGATCAACAATCTCTAAGGCTTTTTCGCCTATAATAATGGCATCTGCTGTACCCCAAACATCTGGAGATATCTCATCCATAAACACGCGCTCTTCGATCAATAGCTTTCCCCCCAGCGCCTGCGCACGCTCTTGGATATAATTTACATATACATTCGCGCAATCAATCATGTCTTGGTCGACTTCTATTTCAAAGTCTTCTACCACTTGAACCTTGCCCAACCAATAGTCTTCAAGGCTCATATCATTTAATCTGCCCTTTAAAAGCATCTCGCACATTTCGTGAACCAAAGTACCAGTAGCCGCAGGGATGCCCACAGAGTATTCACCATACTGTTTAATCATCATGGGTGATGCAGGACATTCCTTCCAGCGCGTAAAAGCTGACGGACTAAGAGTTGCGTGAGCCATTGGAAACGTATGAGCTTTCTTCTAATTGCTTGATCTCTGCTAGATCATAAAGAATTTTACCGCCAATCTTATAATAGTTAGGGCCTCCGCCTTTACGCCTTAAATTTGATAGCGCGTGTGGATTTTTGCCCCACCTTTTAGCTAGTTGCTTAGTGTCTATAAAGACTCTATCGGTGTCTGTCATTTCCTAATACTCCCTTTTTGTATTTGAATGTTGTTAAATTTACACTAAAGTTATATGATATGCAAATATATTTATAAAAAAAGGAGAAGAAATATGAGTATAGATAATGTAACCCCAGAGGAATGGGATCAAGCCATTGATATGCTTGCGATCAATAACCAGGTAGGTGGACAACATTATACAAGTTTAAAGATACAACCAAAGGTGTATGCTTATGCAAACAATTTGAGTCCATGTCTTGCTGATGTTGTTAAATATATAACCAGAAAGAAGGATGATAGAGTGACAGATTTGCTCAAAGCAAAACAATCTATTGATCTTGAACTACAACTCGTACATGGTGTAGACGGAGAGGGTAACAAAATAGGCCGACATACTTTGGAGGTAGAGGTCTAGGAGTAAAGCAATGAACTTGTTTGATTTTGAAGACCCAGTTCTAAATGAAAGGAACAACAATACGCCTGTTTATATAAACAGATACATTGCGCGTTCTTTGATAGATATAGCTGGGTTGGAAAAAAAAGATCCTCAAGCATTAGCGGAGTATTTCCTACAAGTAGGAATAAACTCCGTTAAGCATTACAAGGATCAAGAAGTTAAATTTGATATTGAGAATCTTTAATTAAGATTTTTTAATATGTCTTTGATGTTTTTGATAGCATCATTGTTCTTCATGTGTTCATCGTTGATGGTTAGTTGAGCTTGGTCTAAAGGTTTAGAAAAAACCACATTTCTGTGAGTTATAGAAACAAAAGCAAATAAATCTATCTCATTATCTTTATATTTTCTATGAGCAACTCTTTGACCTTTGCGCATATCAAACCGCCAGTTGCCCCTGCGTTCCTCTATCTTGGATTGGGTTTTGACCTGGCATTTATATAGCTTTAGGTTGTGTTCAAAGATGATGTCTGCGGATGCGTTGTGTGGTACAACTGCTACTGTGTCACAAACTTGAGAGAGTATTGCTGCTGTGAGATATTCACCAAAACGACCAACTCGTTCTGTTGCAAGGGGCATGGGTTATTTTAGAGTTCTTAAAAACTCCATTGTTTGATTTATGCTATCTTGACCAGCCTGTTCACTTAAAACTCCCGCTTGCCTACTTAGACCAGCTTTGGGTAATGTTTTTCCAGCGTAGTATGCGGCTTCTCCAACCAGTCTTGGAGATGAAGCTGCTAATAGTCCCGCAAACTGTGGGCTTGTATATCCCAGACCATATCCAGCTGCTCCCAATCCGTAAGGAGATACAGCTGCCTGTATTCCTCTCGGTGTTAATTGGCTAAGACTTGCGCCAGCTAAAGACGGAGTTAAGCTGACATCACCAGCTTGTTCTAATTTTTTTAAATTATTTAATCTTACGCCAAAATTTGTATTAGCATTATTTCTCATAACTGATAAAAGTTTTCTTAATGCCGCATCAGCAGATGCTTTGTTTCCCAGACTTAATGACTGCCTTATTTCTTTTTCAAGATTAATTGCTTCTTCATAAGCCTTCATTGTTTTTGCGTAATCTGGAGATGCTTGTTTTATTTTATTGTTTATAGCTGTTCTAGCTTTATTAACAACAGATGCTCCTTTACCAGCTGTTTTACCAAAAGTATCTGCTTCTGGCATCAAATTATCTATTTTCTTTTTAAGAGCATCTAACCCCTCAACAGTATGAAAATCATCATTTTTAGCCCAAGTATTAACTGCTTCCTCTATTTCGTCTAATTTTTTTAAGCCTGAAGCATCTAAGGTTGTTTCTCCTTTAAATTCAAATTCTTTTCTTATATTCGAAATATCTTTTTTTATTGGATCAAAATTAACTTTTTTCTGAGATGCTTTTATGCCTTCCATGCTTTCTAAATACTCTGCTTTTCTTTTGCTTGCCATTTCAGAAACGCCTTTTTTTGCTTCAGAAACAATATCTTCAAGTGAATCTTTTTGCCTCATTGCTCCTTTAAATTCTTTAGCCTTTTCTCCACCAGTTGCTCCAGCTCTATATGCCTCAGATACAGCTTCTCTTCCCGCTCCAGTTGTTAAACCGAGGGCAGCAGAAATTGGAGCGCCTATAAGAGTTTGTGTAACCTTGCCAGTCAAAGGATCAATGGCTTGTCCAATGCTTTTAACTTTTTCGGCAGTTTTTGTTAAAGGACCTATTTTTGCAGCAATACCTGCTCCGCCAGTTAAAATAATTGAGGCATCTCCCAAAAAGCCAACAGGATCTTCGGCAATAGTTTTTTTCAAATTTTCAAAACCGCCATATCTGTTTGCAAAATATTCTCCAACAGCCTTTGCTTGTTTTTCATTTGCTTGCTCTCCAGGTATAGCTAATTGCACAATACCAGCTCCTAACTGAGCAAGTGATTTTACAGTTCCAACTGGATCTAATATTGGAGTTACAATATCTTTTCCAAATTGTAATGCGCTGGATGGTATATTAAATAAAGCCTCTTTTGCAACTTGTCCAGCAGTCATAGTTTCTTGAGCAGGCGCTGTAACTATAATATTCTCTAGTTCTTCGTCTGTAATTTCTCTGACTGCCATACTTAATCTTCTATAATATATTTTTTGTTTGTTTCGGGGTCAATATAATATACAACTCCGTTTGGAGAAACCTCTCTGATACTACCAATTGGAATACCCTCAGGAAGTAGTGAAAATTTAGCCGCCACATCTTTTGAGGAAATAGGCGATCTTTTGCTATATCCAGTATATTTTTTGCTTTCTACTCCTATGTTATACCCTTTAATGTCTTCATTATAAGCATCTACTTTATCTTGATACATTTCTTGTAAAAGAGGGCCAACAATAGCTGGATTTTGCAAAGCATCTACATCTCCACCAAGCCTTGATATAATTCTCCAAGCATCTTTTTCAGTCATAACACCGCCACCAACGGTATCAATTCTATTAGCGCCAATAAGACCCTGAAGTTTTCCTTCTGCTATTCCTCTAGCTAATTGTTCTACTGTAAGATCTTGTCTGCCAGCCAAGGTTTTAAACCAAGTAGATATTTGATCTCCGAGCCTTTCAACACCAACATTAGTATCAGTTATATTTTTCCAATAACTATCAAGTTTTTTAAGAGATCTTTCTTCTGTTGTAAGCTCTTTATTTAAACCTGTAAATGTTTTGAAATCTGGAATATATCTTTGTTCTTCACCAGATGTCTTGCTTCTTGATTCTGGATATTTTGCAAAAAATTGACCAGCGTCAAATCTTCCTGCTGGGCCGTCAAAAACCCTTTGATCTCCAGTTATTATTTCTCGATAATCGCCTTCAGGGGTGGTGTATAAACTTCCCTGTCTTGTATAAACATTTTGTTGTTTAACTTCTTCTAAACCAGGCATACCACTAATTGAATTTGCTATTTCTGGAATTGAAACATTGAAAGGCATTTTTGTACCAGGTTGTATAACAATATTTCCTATTTTTATAGGTTCTTCAGTTTTATTTTGATATTCAACAAGCTCTGGTTTGTATTCTGTTGTTTTTTTCTCTCTAGTAGCAAGTTCAAATTGTGCTTCAGCTATTTTGTCAACTCCCTCAGAACCGACTAATTTTGAAAATTGGTATAACGGAGATTCAGGATTCATTTTGGCAAGCATTTCATTGTATCTTCTTTTTCTCTCTTCTTCCTTTTTCTTACCCTCTTGCATTTGTTGAATTGCCATGGTGTTTTGCACAAAGTTTTTATCACCTTTTAAAGCGCCGCCAAGCGCGTAAAGCATTAAACCTAACTTTTGGTTTTTATCTGCTTTATCATCAATGGGTGGCATACCAATGGGTGATTGCATGGGTTGCATCGCACCTGGCTGACCACCGCTTTGATTAAATGCTTTTAAAATATCTCCAAACGACATTATAAAACTCCGTAATTAACTTTGTAATATCCGTTTTCGTCTTCAATAACTGCTTCAGGCATATATTTTTTAACCTCTTGTGCAAGAACACCTGTGGTTGGATCATTAACTCCTAGCTTTTTAGCTTTGTCGTTCCAATCCCAAGTGTATAGGTTGTGTCCATTTTCAGACTTACCAATTGGTTTGATATTTTCTTTTAATCTTTCATCTGAAAAAATAGAAAATGGATTCATTCCACCCATAAGCGCAGCTCCTCCTAATTGAGCAGCAGATCCTAAAATATCGCCTAAACCAGTTTTTTGCTGTGTTGTAGTCGTTGGAGTTGTAACCCCTTGACCCGCAGCCAATAAGCCAAACTGTTGAGGCCCATAAGCCAAAGCTCTTTGAAACTCTTGGTAAGAAGCATCCAATCCTCTCTGTCCAAGACCCTGTTGTTGTAAACCAATCTGACCAAGCATCCCAAGTCTTGCTTGTTGCTCTGCGCTGATGCCACCAAGCAATCCTGCTCTTTGTTGTCTTGCGCGTAGCTCCAACTCTGGTTGCATCATAGCCATTCTTGCTTGAATATCTTGACCAGCAAGTCCTGCTTGTTGAGCCAATTCTGCTTGTCTTTGTGCTGTTGATAATCTTCCTTGATATCCAGCTAATCCTGCTTGTTGACCCAACCTTGCTTGTTCCAAGGCTCTTTGTTGTTGTGCCTCAAAACCTGCTAATCCAGCCTGTTGTCCAAATTGTGCTTGTTGCAAAGCTCTTTGTTGCTCTTGACCTGCACCAAATATACCAAGTTGTTGTTGTCTGGCTAAATCAGCTTGAGCCGCTTGTTGTGCTTGTTCAAATCCTGCTTGTCTTAAACCAGCAGATGTTCTTGCCATTTGTTCTATAAATGGTCTTTGTGATTCACCTTCCAATAAAGCAGATCTTGAGCCACCAAACGCACCAGCACCGATTGCTCGAGATTGTGCCTGACCCCTAGAAATATCAGCTTGTCTTTGAATATCAGCCATAGATTGATCGATGACTTGTTGTTGATACGGTGATTGATATGCACCAATATCTGCATCTAACAAGCCTCTAAATTGTGGAGTTGAAACATCCCCAATTTGTGCGGCAATTGGGCCTTGAACATCCCCAATTTGTGCGGCAATTGGGCCTTGAATATTTTGTATTTGCGATCCCTGAAATCCTGTTATTGGTTGAATTGTTGGGGTAGGAGCTTCAGCTAATTCTTGCAATCCAGCCAATGGATCATATTGTTGGCTAGACTCAAACATTCCCCTAGTGGCTTGAAATTGTCTTAGTTGATCTGGATTAAATCCAGCAACTCTAGGACCTGTGTATGGAACGAATGGTGTTCCAGCTAATTGTTTACCAGCTTGAAATAACTCTTTTGCTTGTGCTTCTTGGTATGCTGGTAGACTGACTGATTGTGTTGATTTGCCTTTACTCATAATTCTTTACTAATTAAATTTTCTGATTTAAAACCTAAGTGGCTTATTTTTTTTAACCATCCTTTTCTGCCACCGCCATATAATCTTTTACAACCAGCAGCTTTTGCAAATGCCTCTAAGGATGGCAACATATCCTCTAACTCCTTGTAATCACCACCACAAAACAGCAAGTTCATTGCTGTATTTTGGGGGAATATTACAAATTCAGTTATCATAGCCGACTTCTTAGCTGGCCATAAATGGAATATTCCATGTCTTATTTTATCCTCTATATCGTCTATTGTATAGGAATCTTGATGTTTGATAGCTTTTGCTATATATGGCTTACAGCGTTCCCACTGTACTTCCCACTCTTCGGGTTCTTTTTTAATGGGTATGACTTTATTAATCGCCTTTTCCATACTCAACTATACTTGCATAAACAGTTAAATTACCAGCACGATCAGCTTGAACTTTAATAATATCACCTTGTTTTAAGATAAAACTTCTAGTTAATAACTCTTCTGTATCGTAAGCGGTAATTACATATTCTTTAAAAAAAGTATAAGTTGTACCACCATTGACAACTGTAACTGTAATATTGGTTTGCTGATTATCATGGTCACAAACTAAGATAGATTCCACAATAGAAAAATCAAAATCACCACCGCTAGGTGATGTATACAAAGTTATATCATCTGTGGTTGTAAGTATGACTTTGGCTGTTTCTGCCCTTTGTATGTACTGTCTTTGTGAGGATAGATCCATTATCTTTTACCTCTTGGTCTAATGTTTAATCTAATTTTTCCTACTTGAAAGTCTTGTGTGGTACTGCCTGTGACTGTCATTTGTACTTGTCGTGCAGTAAACCTAGCATCGGTATAACCATCACTTTCAAAAGTAAAACTGCCAAAGTCGGTTTCTGCACCGAGTGGAGTAAATTTACCTTTGAAACTAAGGGTGACACCTGGAAGCGTGTTAGCCTCTTCGTCTGGAATGATTTGATTACATTGGACATAATTGTCACCATTGCCTATTTCGATAGGCCCAGAGGTCGCATATGGAACAGCAGAGCCTAAATTAGGTGAATTACCTAATACAGTTGATTCGTGCTGATACACAAACCCAGCGTTATCTGCTGAAGTTGGATAATCAAAGACACCTTGGTCAACCCAACAACCTCTGTCTAGTTCACCAATAGACCAAACATTTTCACCATAGTTCCAAATCACATATTTGT